TTCCTTCTCTGGCGCCAGGACCATAAACTGTTGTAAATCTCATACCTAAACTATTAGTTGGTGCAATCTGTTCCATATAAAACTTACTCATTGCATATGGGTTACGCCAAGGCTCATTTGCTGTGCTTGAACTGGCATATAGTATTTTTTTGTTTTTAAATTGACTGAATATTCTATTACTTGCTATGACATTGTTTATCCAATAGTCAACTGGATTATCTAAACTTTGTCTAACACCTGAAAGTCCTGCTAAGTGAATAACTAAATCAACTTCATAATCTAAGTCACAATTGACTAGGTCATTGCCTAATTTTTTGTCTAAACAAATAAGTTGATGTTGGTCTTTGAGAAATGATTGTAGGTTTTTACCTATAAATCCTTCACTGCCTGTTAATAATATTTTCATAGTAATTCATAATTAAGATTTGTTGATATATAAGTTATAAGTATTTGCAGTTGTAGGAGTTCCATTAGGAAACTCTTGAGCTCTATAATCATCAGCTCCTACAAAACGAGTTTGATAATTACCAGAACCATTTAATATTGTATTTGCAATAGCAGTTCCTCTTGTATTTCCTGAACCACTTGTTCCAATAGAATAAGTGATATTATAGCCGTCTGCTGAAGAAGCAGCAGTGTATCTTATCCATTCTTGTAATAAAGATTCAAATGTTGCACCTACAAATTCTTGTAGATTATTTGACGCATTAGCAAGAAATGGAACTGTATAAGAAGTATCTGAACCATCAATTTGGTGTAAATAGTAACTTGTAATAGTTGTAGGTTGGTCTAATGTTTCACCAATACCACCAGCGGTATATAAAGATGTATCTGCTCTTGTATCTAAAAATATAGGAGTTGCACTCACTAAAGTTGCACCTGATAATGAAGATGAAGTTGAAATTGTATAAGTTCCTGCTTGTTGTGTTGTAGTTGAAGCAGATGATAATAAATCTACGGCAGGATGTAAAAATGTATCTTTGACATCTTGCAAGTTCATTGACTGAATATTTCCACCAGATGTGTAATAAACTGGCCATGTTTTTCCTGAGTCTGCTGTGGGTGTAAATGAAGCGTTTGTTAAATTAACTCTATCATATGATACTGTTACCGTACTTGGTTCAGCTGTTGTGGCTTCACTAGGAAACGCTGTGGCACTTGTTGAACTAGCGCCTGCCTGTAATCTTGTATCACTAATAGCAGATAAACTTCCGCCTGAACCGACTACGGACAATGCAACACTTGGATTTAATGAATATTGGTAAACAATCTGGTCAATTACTTCATTGACCATTGTTGTGGTCATTTCTTGTATATTGCCAGAATTATTGTATAAAGGACTTCTTACTGCCATAATCTAATTCCATTCTTAAGCGCCAGCACCAAAAATTGTTTTTAATACTGTACCTGATGAGTTTAATATTTGTAGAGATACTAATGACTTCAATTCATTCTGACCAATTGAATCTGGTCCCATCATACCTTCTACAACTGCGTCTGTAGAACCTGTTGTAATTACTGTTCCTGAATTATCTGGTAATGTAATTGTTCTATCTGCTGTCGGGTCAGAAACAGACATTGTTGTTTCAAAAGCATCAGCAGTTGCACCTTCAAATATAATTGAACCACTAAATGTAGGTATTGCGTCAAAAATTAAAAAGTCATCACCTCTTGTAGACCTTATTCTAGGAAAACCACTTATCTCATCTACAGTAAATAAACCTGTTTCTGATTCAAAAACAGTTGCTCTGAAAGTGTCATCAATAACAATTCTACTTGAGTCAGTAGAACTAATAGTGTTACCTGAAATTCTAATTGTACCTAAATCGTGTGTTGCACCTGAACCTGTAATACTTGTTCCTGTAATTGCACCACCATTAATTGTTCCTGTAGTAGTTAAATTTTCATTACCAAAAGAAATATCACCACTTGAATCTGTAATAGAACCATTTGTTAATGACATATTACCTGTTGATACAGTTGGTGCTGTAACTGAGGTTGTAATAGAAACTACACTTGGTAAACCAATAGTTAATAAGTCTGTTGCACTTACAACAGCTTCAATTTCATTTGAAGTACCAAAAATTCTTAAAGTATCGCCACCACCAATCAACTGTTGTGTTGATGTACTATCTTCAATTGTAAAACCGGCAGTAGATGTAGCAATACTAATGGTTTCATTCATAGCGTCAACTAAATTAGTTGAGCTAATAGCGCCACTTAGGTTTGCAATATCACCAAAATCATTAAGTGCCAAATCATTAAATTCGGTTCTAAATGTTTCGAGTGTATCCGTTACTGCTATATTTCGTACTGCCATTAGTTTTTAATCATCTCTTTTAATAAGTCTTTAATTTCTCTTAATTCGTTCTTTAAACTATTTATATCTTTTACCGCATTTCTAATTTGGTCACCATGTTGTTCTCTTGATTTAATTCTTCTCATATAAGTTTCATATTCAGTTACATTGGTATTGACAATACCTTTAGAATTGACTTCTCTAACTAGACTTGTAAACCCTTGAACTTTTAATCTATGTGACATGTTATACAGCTAAAGCTATTCCTCTTAAATCTTTAATTCTAGGTGCATGTGCTGAGTTAGTACCTTTCATTGCAATTTTAATTTGAAAGGCTGTAAACTCTGAAATACCACTTGCACTATATTTGTACTCTTTGAAATCACCATTTGATTCTGCTGGTGCAACTGTAGTGTCTTCACTACCGTCACCGTTAAATGGCACCCAATTTAAATCTTTAACATCTCTAACTTCTTCGGATGAAGTTGCTCTGTAATAAACTTCTACCTCTGCGTCTGACCTTACATTTGAAGTCAATCTTATTTCAACTGCTGTAGATGGATTGTCCAATACTACAGGTCTTGTACAGTAAATAGCTGCTGTTGAAGAACCACTTGATTGTTCATCATCTTTAAAATTAGGATGATTAATAGAAGTAGGACTATTTAATCTGTTTTGAACTGTAATCATACTAATTCTTTGTGTATCAATTACAGGAGATAATTTTGTGTTTGCTGTTGTTAATGAACAAGTTACAAATAATGATTTACTACCAGTCATTTCGTTTGTTTGGTTAATATCACTTGCAACCATTTGAGCAGATTCGAAGTAAATATTATCATTTGCAATTACATTAATAGCACTTGCACTAGGTGTTAAAACAAATTCTGTTTCTGAACCATGAACCGATTTACCTGAAGTAGGTCTAATCGCATAACCAATATTTGTATCTGGTACAGTCATAGTTTGAATGTTCAACATAGAAACATCATATAATCTATTTTGTGTTGCAACTACATTTGAACCACCTGTATCACCTGAAGATGTAGCGGTTGAACTATCTGCAATTTGAACATCATAACTATCAAGTGTGATATTTGTTAATGCTGTATATGTTCCGTTAATAGATGAACCTGTAATACCATTAAAATCTGTACTCGCTTCAAATCCTGAAAGTGTTACATTGTTTGTTACACCGTGCATACCGTGATTTGGATGGAATACTCTAATCACATCTGAGCCACTTGTTGTTCTAATTGGATTTGATTTTAATGTTCTACTTGGTAAAGTATCATTTGTGAAAGTAACATTACCAGTTACATTTTCAAATTCAGCTCTCTTCATTTTAAACTTAATGTCTTCATTCTGTTCAGCAGTCCAAGTTGAACCGTTTTGAGATTTGAATAATACACCAGCATAAGGTTGTGATGATATTGTTCTATCAGAACCTAAATTAGTTTGACCTACTCTTGACACATAAACATTATACTCTTGTGAGTTAGCTAATAATACAAATGCATACTCTGTATTTTCTTGTATGAATACAGGACTAGGGAATGTAAATGTTGTTGCAACTGTAGCGTCTGTACTAGTTGTCACAGCAGTAGGATTTATTGACACCTCTGAGAATGGTAAAATGTTTGTAGATGGATAACCATTCTTAACTTCTCTAACTTGTAAAGTTACGGGAACTTGTGAATCACCTGTTTCTGGTTTAGATTGAAAGTAAACATCAAGTGAAGTAACAAATACTCCGCCTTTATCATCTACTAAGAATGTTTGAGCAAGTGGATCCCACCAACCAACTTGTCTGTCTGTTCTTCTAGTTGATGTTCTTGCAATTGTTGTAGTTTCTGTTGTATTTTCTCTAACAATTCTAGGCTCTCTTGTTGAAACAATAGTTTCTCTAACTGTTTCTAATGAACCTCTTGCTGAATAATCTCCTTCACCAGCTGTTTCTACATCTGAGTTTAAATCATTTGTAGATGAACTTGTCAATCTGAATATTCTTGTACCTGTTCTCCATCTTGGATTTGCGTCTACCGTTGGGCTAGGAATAGCGAATGTTCCAGACAATGCACCATTAGCGTCTGACACGACATTACCACCTAAAGCGCCTCCAGTTGGTGTAACATAGGCAGATACATCAATGTTATCAAAGTATGCATAAACTCTAGTGTTAGGTTTAAATCTTGTACCTGTGAAATTTATTGTTCTACTTCTAATGAAAGGTATAAATGCAACATTAAGAATTCTATCACCTAAAGACCGTCTTACAACCTGTGGTACGAATACACTTCTAACACCTGTTCTAGTTCGGTTAACTTGCTGAACAGTTGTAATTTCTTGTGTTTGTAATACTCTTCTAGGAACACCTCTAGCGAATGTTTGTTCTCTTCTAGTACCACCAATATTTCTAGTTCCAGCTTCTACTGGTCTACCAACCCAATTATCTTGCCATTCATTCCAAACTGTGCCTATTTCTATTTCTGCTAAGTTAGGATTACCTAAGTTAGCTGCCATAGTATCGAACATACCATTTTGGTTAACTACTAATTCTGGTACTCTTTCTGTTTCTTTCCATTCATCTCCTGGTGGGTCTAATTCTATTGTACCAACCCATGTGAATACATTGAAAGGATTAACATTTAAAAATTTACTTGCAAAAGGTTGGTCGATTAAAGTTTCTTCACTATAAGGAAGAGTAATTAAATCTCCAGTTTTTGCATAGTTATTGTCTGTTCTATCTGTTGTTAAAATTGCTGTACCGTCATCATCAGCTTCAATTAATTGTACTGAATCTGTTTTACATATAGGTCTAGCCTCACCTGAAGCCATGTCCATTGCAATCTTGTAATCTAAATTACCAACATCACCAACACCGTGACCTGTAAAGTTATCTACGATAAATCCATTTTTAAATCTATCAAAACCGTCTGCGTCTTGTATCTGTAATTGTTGTGTTTGTGTTTCTAATAATGAAAGTTGTGTGTAATACTCAACATTCTCAATTCTTTTTTCTAATCTACCAATATCTCGCATTGTATATCTTCGATTATCAACTGTTTCAATTTCTATTTCTTCGGTAGATAAAGTGTAAGGCGCTAGTGACAATGTGTATAAATGCATTGCACCGTCTAAAGCTTTAGGTAATTGTGGGTTTAATGAAGAAGCACCTTCAACAACTTTAAATGCACCGTCTTTATCTAAAAAGATTTTATCAATTCTTGATAAGTAAAATTCAAAGTCTGTAGTTACATCATCACCAAATTTAACAATATCAACTGTTGAAGCACCGGTGCCATCAAAACTTCTATCTTGACCACCTGAGTTAATTGTACTTGCGTCATCTACTCTTGGTCTAAAGTCCAAACAATCTCTTAATTGAAAAGTTTGACCTGTTGTATCTGATTTGTATTCTGGAATATCTGCATAGTCAACAACACCTGAATAAGAGTCAACATCAAAGTAATCGCCTGAACCGTGAGAGAAGTAGTCAAAATCAACAAGTAATCTACCTGTTGGAGTTAATTCTCCAGTTTTTAATTTTATTCTACCAATGTCATAAAAGTTATCTCTCTGACCATTGTCTAATTCAAATCTACTTGTAATATCTGTATGACTTGTTGTAGCAACTGTACTAAAATCAGGTGCCATGTAAATATTATTAATTTGGTAAACATCTGCTTTTGATAAACCAATTACACCACTCTCAATAGTAGATTGAGTTGAGATAGCAACTGTAGAATTACTATTTAAAGTTTTTGTTTTTGAACCTGCAACCGCTCTGTTTACAGTTGCAACAATTTTTAATTCTGCGTCAGCGTAAGCAGTACCGAAATCTAAGTCAAGTGTTTTACCTGTTGGTGAACCTGATAATGTAAAAATAGGATTGCCATTACCATTATTACCTGTTAAACTAAGTATGTCCCCGTTAGCACCAGATGAAGCAGCTCCAATTACTTTAATAGAGATGACATAATCTCCTTCAGCTAAACTTGCAAAGGTTTCATTTGTACCTGCTGAAATTTGTCCTGAACCTGAAGATAATTGTTGAACAAACTGTCTTCTAACTTTGAAGTTAGTATCTGTAATACCACTATTTGCAGTTGTCTTTAAAGTTTTTACTGCTTCATTAGGTAATTTAAATACTGAAATATTTTTATTTGAATCTTGTAGTTTACCTCTATTTCTAGTTGCAACTGATTTAGAAGAAACATCTGAACCACCAACGGCAGCTGTTAATGTTAAAGAAGTATTTGATACAATAGCTTCTACAATTTTAGTTACTGTTCCACCTGCGTCTGTAGAGATTGTAATTTCATCTCCAATTTTTAATTCTGTATTAAATAAAGTACCAAAACCTGTAACAGAGGCACTGCTGTTTGCAACTGAAATGTTACCTGTAATTTGTAAACTTTCTCCATATGTGGCACTTCTTGATACATCAGCTGTGTACGCTGGTGTGCCTGCCATACCAATTTGTTTAGTCTGTACAAAATCATATATTGTAACACCACTTAAACCAACAGCGTCTGTTTGAATAATTGATGTATTAGATGATGTGCCACCTGTGATAGTTTCACCTGCGACAAAAGTACCGTTTGTACTTGAAAGAACTACAACTCCATGTAATACATTTCCTGAAGAAGAGTATGATGTAATATTTGTAGCGGTTGTACCATCACTTTCATATAATTCAAAATCGTTTGTGCCTGGATTTCTAACAGTAAAGATATCACTAGTTGTAACAGCTGTTGAGTTGTTTGCAAAACTCACTGCTGAGAATGTGATTTGTTGTCCTTCTTTTAAATTGTGAGCGGTTGCTGAAACAACACCTGGACTAGCAACTGTAATTGCACTTGAAGAAACTGATGTGACTGTAGTTAAACTTTCTACTGTACCTGTAGCATTTGATGTACTACCTGTAATAGTTTCTCCAGTTGTGAATGCTGTATTTGATGTAACATTTAAATGTGTAAACATGTTAATATCAAACATGTAGTGTCTATAGATTGCACTTGTAAGTGATGAACTTGCAAATGTTAAACTAGAAGCTGCACCTGTTACATATTGAAAACCTTTTGACTTAGCACGACCAATAGAGTTGATACTTGCACCTGTACCTGTATTTTCTGTACCTCTTGCTGCTGTTAAAGTATCGTAAAGGTTAATTCTTTTAAATGCTTCTGTAGCCCCTGATACAAAACCGATATCTGGTGAACCGAAAATATTAGAAACATTAACAAAGTTACCTACATCAAATTTTGTTGTAAAGTTATTTTGTGTATCAAAATCTCTTGCTTTGTTTATATCTACAAAAGATGTTCCGATTGTTTCAATTTCGTAACCTTTGACATATGCTTTACCTGGTCCCATGCCGGCTGCAATTTTAGTTTCTAATCCACCATTTCCTGATGAATAGATTCCTCTGTTAGTACCTGAAATTAAATGTTCTCTTAAATCTAAATCAAAATCTCTTACAGCATAATCACCTGATTCATCAAATGTTCTTCTTGCTAATGTATCTTCTAATACTGCATAGTCTGTTGTTCTAACTTGATTTTGTAAAATACCTGCTTTTAATCTTAGTAACTCTACAAAGTTTGCGTCATCTGTAGCAGTTAAAGATTTCTTTGTAAGTGTTAAATCAATTTTAAATCTGTGAGCACCTGGAGCGTTAACATTTGAAGTTCCTTGTGCATTATCATTTAGACTTAGGTCATCATTTGGTGTTACAAAAGATTCTGTAACTAATAGACCAACTCTATATGATGGTGTGTTTGTATATTTGTCTAAGATAAGTGTTTGTTCGGATACATTTACATGAAAACCATTTATGTAATATGTTCCCTCAGCCACATAAGCAGCTGCACCTGTAGCTGTTGTATCAACTACTGCTGATACTGTTGTGATTACTGATTGTAAAGTTGTTGATACCGAAATTGTTTCGCCATCTGTAAATGAGTTTGCTGTATTACTTGTTCCTGAAGTTTCATATTGAACATATAATGTATTGGGGTCAGTATCGACAGCTGCAACTTGATTAATTACTTTTGCAACGACACCTGAAGTTTGTCCTGTTAACTGTAGTCCAGCAAAGTCTGTAAGTGTAACACCAACTGCGGCTGAATCTGTAAATGAAGTTAACTTAACAGCATAGTAGTTAATGTTATATCCAATTTCACCAGGAATAACCATTGCACCTTTTTCAAAAAGATGGTCTGATACTCTTTCTACTTGATTTTGTAGAATTGATTGTGATTGTGTTAACTCTCTAGCCTGAACAGCAAATGACGGTCTAAAAAGTATTCTATGAAACTTCTTCGACTCACTAAAGTCATCATAATAAGGCGAGAGGTTAAAGTCAGTTGGACTTGGCATTTAACTCTCCTAAAATTCTATAACTAGTTTAATATTCTCTGTTTGGTCAGCAGCTCTTGTAATCGGCGCTCTGTTCTCAATGTAAAGAATATCACCAGAGTCAGCATCCATTTCTGAAGCAGAATATCCACTTGTAAATACTTGACTGTTAATAGTGCTTGTTGATGTTGTTGGTGTACCGTTAGCGCTAGATGATTGTCCTGTGATAACATTTTGTCCACTAAACGCTGTTTGGTCTCCGTTACTATCAATACCTTCGTCTGTATGTCTAGTTTGAATATAATATAAAATACTGTTTACTGAATCCCATTCTACAACTTTACCAACTGCGCCTGTAGTAGCTTGATTTATTTCTTCATCAGCTGTAAATGTTCCTGTAACACCTGAAAGGTTAACTGCTTTTGTGCCTCTAAGTGTTGTTGATGTGGCAGCTGAACCGCCTGAGTTTGGATCCCTAACTAAACTAATTTTTCTAAAGTCATTTGTAACTGTGAAGTCACTTGTGTTTGAACTTTCTGTTCCTT